ATGTTTGGATGAAATCCAATAAAATAAAAACATGGATTCCAGACAAATATTATAAACAATCATTTCAAAAAATTTCAATATATGATGAAAAGTTTAAAGGCCAAAATTGCTGGGTAGGTCTGGACCTTGCGAGTGTGAGCGATCTTACTTGTGCTACATTCCTTTTTCAAGTTGATAATATATTATACTTTTTTAATAAATCCTATATATGTGAGGAAAGCAAAAATGATAATATCAATAGGGAATTATATATAAATGCTGTTAATAAAGGCGAATTAATTCAAACACTCGGCAATGTTACAGATTATTCATATATATTAAATGATATACTTGAAATAAATAAAACCAATCCTATCATATTACTGAATTATGATAAATTCAATTCTACTCAAATTATAGTTGATTTAACTAATGCTGGAATTTATTGTAAACCATTTTCGCAATTGGCTGGATCTTTCAATAAGCCAATGAAATTTTTTGAACACCAAATAAAATCAGGAAATATTATTATTGAAGAAAACGGCCTAGTTAATTGGATGTTTAACAATGTACAATTAGAAATCAGTAAAGAGGGAAATTATAAATTAAATAAAGAAAAAATTTCAAATAAAATTGATGTTGTAAGTTCAACAATGGATGCAATAGGGGCTTATTTGGAAATGAATACTTCAAATGTTAATGTCTGGTAAACAAAACTAAAAATAATTGTATTTATGATTAAAATAAAATATGTCAAATATTATAACCAGACTATTTAATAAACAAATCAAACCAGAGCAAAGGGATCTATTTGCCGATTACCAAAATCCAATTTTAGGCACTCTAAATTTTAGTAATTTAAATTCATATACAGCTACTAAAGCATTGAAACTCAGCACTGTTTATCGGGCTGTTAATGTAATTAGTGATTCTGTTGCAATTTTGGAATTAAATAATTTTAAGTATAAAGATAATTGGAAAGTTAAACAATACGATCAACTATATTATCTTTTAAATGTTCAGCCAAATAGTTTAATGAGCGCACATACATTTAAAAAATTGTTGGTTCAAAATGTCATATTGCAGGGTAATGCATATATAGAAATAGTTAGAAATAATTTACATGAACCAATTGAATTAAACTTATTAGATTCAAATGATATTCAAGTAATTAGTGTTAACAACCAAATTAAATATAAATCAATATCAACAGAAAAAATATATGATAATGCCGATATAATTCATATACTCAATTATACAAATAATGGCCTTGTTGGTGTCTCTACTTTGACCTATGCAAGTATGACATTATCAACAGCTTACAATAGTGAGGAACATGCTTCAAATTTCTTTTCAGGCGGTGCTAGTCTTGCTGGAATTCTAAAGCCTTCAATTGGAAGATCCTTAAATAGCGATCAAGCAATTGCAGCAAAGAAAAGCTTTACAGATTCTTTAGATAATTCATTAGGTGGCAAAAGTAATTCTGTTATTGTTTTGGGAAGCGATTTGGAATATCAAGCAATTAGTATTAGTCCAAAAGATAGTCAACTACTTGAAAGTAGGCAATTTAACATGTTAACAATTGCGCAATATTTTGGCGTGCCCTTATCAAAATTATTTGATAAAACAAATTCAAGTTATTCAAATTCTGAATCAGAGCAAATTGATTTTTTGAATAGTACACTTTTGCCGATTTTAGAAAAAATTGAACTAGAATTTTATAGAAAACTTTTTATGCCTGTTGATTTTAATTCAGTCGAATTAAAGTTTGATGTTTCAAATTTATTAAGACTTGATTCTCAAACTCAAGCGACTGTTTTTAATCAACTCTATAATGTGGGTGCTTTAACAACAAACGAAATAAGGGAAAAACTTAATTCTAGTTTTCCTGTTACAGGTGGTAATCGTGCTTTTATTGGCCAAAATATGCAACCTCTTGACAATCTTTTAAATGATGTTAAGGCAAATAATAATAATCAAGATAAAACAATTATATAAAATGGATACCAATTTAGAAAAAAGGTTTACACCTGTTGAACTTAGAGCCGATTTTGAAAGTAGAATCATTAAAGGAACTGCAATTGTTTTCAATTCAAGATCCCAAAATTTGGGGGGTTTTGTTGAAGAAATAAAAGCTAATGCAGTTAGTCAAGATTTAATTAATAAATCTGATATCGTAATGCTTTATAACCATAATCAAGAAAGTGGAATTTTAGCAAGGTCAAAAAATGGAAAGGGTTCTTTAAATATCACAATAAACGATAAAGGTGTCGATTTTGAGTTTAAGGCAAAAAATACAAATCTTGGAAATGAAATTTTAGAAAGTGTAAAAAACGGGGATCTTGATGCTTGTAGTTTTGCTTTTAGAATTGCCGAAAGTGGTGATCAGTGGGATAAAATACAAACAGATTTATATTTAAGGACAATAAACAAATTTGATTCCCTTCATGATTTTTCAATTGTTGTTTGTCCAGCTTATGATCAAACCTCTGTTAATTCCAGATCAACAGAAAAATTAAAAGAGTTAAGGCAAAATGAACTTTTAGAATTTGAACAATCCAACATTTTAATAAATGAAGAAAAACAAAGAATTCAATTTGAACTTGATCAAAAAGAAAAACAATGGGAATTATACTATAATAGAATGAAATCTAAATATTTATCCAAATAAAAAACTTAAATATAAGTAAGTTAAAAAAACTTGTATTTATAATAAAAATAAAATTATATATAATTAAAAAACATAATGACAAAATCAGAAATTTTAAACGAAATAAAAACCAGAAATCTAGCAATAGCTGGAATTATGGATCAAATAGTTCTTGAAAAAAGAGAATTAACAAATGTTGAAAAAATCACTTTGGATGCAACAAAAGAAGAAATAAAAAACTTTGAAGCTGATCTAAAGAATGAAGAAAAAAGACAAATAATTGCAGGTGTAAAAATTGAAAATAAACCAAGTGATAATTTTTCTTTAATCGCTTCAATTAGGGATCTTGCTGAAGGTAGACAAATGAGTGAAGCTACTTTGGCAATGAACGAAAAGGGAAAAAAAGCTTTCGCTGGATCAGGATTAAACCAAAGAGGCCAAATCATATTACCATTTGAAACAAGAGGCGAAATTTTGGCAGGTACACAATATTCAGGACAAGAGATTGTAGCAGAAGATAAAACTGCTTTGATAGTTGGTTTAAGGGCAAATTCAGTTCTGTTTAAAGCTGGTGCTCAATTGTTAAGTGGTTTAGTTGGTGATGTTTCGATCCCTGTTTATACAAATTCAAGTGTTAATTGGAAAGGTGAAACCACAATTGCAACTGATGGAGCTGGATCTTTTAGCGAAGTAACTTTAAGTCCAAAAAGATTAACTGGTTTTATTGACATTTCTAAACAATTCTTATTGCAAGATTCCATTTCGGCCAATGCAATGTTACAAGCTGATCTTTTGGCTGCAATTAGTTCTAAATTAGAATATACCATTTTACAGGCTGCAAGTGGTAATACTGATCAACCTGCTGGTTTATTTTATGGTGCTTCTTATACTTCAACTGGTGCAACTTCATTTGCAAAAGTTGTTGCTCTTGAAAGTGCAGTAAACACTTCTAATGCATTAATGGGTAATTTATCTTATGTTACAACTCCAGCATTAAAAGGCACAATGAAAACAACTGCAAAAGCTACCAACGCCGCTGTATTCGTACAAGAGGCCGAAAGTGTTAATGGATACCCTGTTTTAGTTAGTTCTAATGTTGCTAGTGGTAAAATGATCTTTGGTAATTGGGCTGATCTAATTGTTGGCCAATGGGCTGGTTTAGATATCACAGTTGATCCATATTCACAAGCTGTTTATGGTAAAGTTAGACTTGTTGTTAATGCTTATTTTGATGCAAAGGTAAGACGGGCAACATCTTTTGCTTATGCAAATTTAACCTAGTGTTATGTCAATTTTGACATGACGCATATTTAATGTAATTTTGTAAAAAAACAGATATGGAAAGATACAAAGTTACATTGACAAAAGAAGAAAGGGATGAGCTCCTTTCTATTATTAATAAAGGGAAACACAGTTCTCAGAAATTCAGGAATGCCTA